TTGACTATGCGAAAATATAGGCATATATACATGTCTGTCAAGACCCGATAGGTGTCTTCAATCACGAAAGAGGAATCACGATGAGCGATATCTTTGAAGCAATGGAGGAGGACTTCGAGAAGAAGTTGAATTCCTCCATCGAGAAGCTCGATCAGAGCGACTTGAGTACCGTAGCCGGTCTGGCTAAAGCAATCCGTGAACAAGAGGACTTTATTGCAAGCCTTGAGGACGACCTTAAGGCTGCAAAGAAGCAGCTCCTCAAGATGACGGATGAAGAGCTCCCAACTATGTTGGCCGAGATTGGTCTATCTAGCATCAAGCTGGATGACGGTTCCGAAGTCACAATCAAGCAGACATATGGTGCACAAATTACCAACGGCACTAAGGGCACCGTGGACAACCGTCCACAGGCTTACGCATGGCTGCGCGATAACGGCTACGGCGATCTCGTCAAAAATGTTGTCTCCTGTCAATTCGGCATGGGAGAGGACCAAAAAGCCGAGCAGTTCCGCACTATTGCAGAACAGAACGGCTATCTGGCTGAGCAGAACACTACTGTTCACTCATCCACCCTACGCGCCTTTGTTAAGGAGCGTTGTGAAGCTGGCGACGAGTTTCCCATGGAATTGTTTGGGGCATTCGTTGGACAAAAAGCCATAATTAAGAGGAGCGACTAAGCCATGGCTGGTAAAAAGAATGAGGTTGCAGAGACCAAATCTGCGGAAGTAGTGCAATTCGATCCGACCATGTTCGAGGCAGATGCCGGAATGGGTCTGGAGAACATGGGCGCTGAAGATCTTGCCCTGCCGTTTCTGAAAATTCTGGGCGGCATGAGCAAGGAACTGGATGTACTGGAAGACGCTCGTAAAGGTGACATTTACAATACCGTCACTGGTGCCGTTTTAAAGGGCAAGGACGGCGTTAGAGTTGTCCCGTGTGCCTACCAGCGTCGGTTTATCCGTTGGGCCCCTCTGGGCGAAGGAACGGGCGCTCCTGTGGCCGTCTACGCACCGGGTGAGGCTATGCCAAAGACGGAGCGGTCTACCGAAGACAATAAGGACTATGTCCAAGACGGTTCCGGGGACTACATCGAAGAGACGCACCAGCACTATGTGCTCGTGCTGCACGAGGACGGTCAGGTTGAGACCGCGCTGGTTGCCATGAAGTCTACGCAGCTAAAGAAGTCGCGTAAATGGAACAGCATGATCTCCTCTCTGACCGTGAAGGGTAAGAACGGCCCGTTCACCCCGCCGCGTTTCAGTCACGTTTACCTGTTGAAAACGCAGCTTGAAGAAAACTCCAAGGGTAGCTGGCACGGTTGGGAAATGAGCCGCGTCGGCCCAATCGAGGACATGGCAACCTACCAGCGTGGTAAGGACTTTGCCGCCAGCATTGCCGCTGGAGATGTCGTCGTGAAGCATCAGGACGAGTCCGCGGGCGGGGATGTTAACCCCGACGACGTACCGTTCTAACCAGTTGGGGCGGGAGGGGTTTATTGCGTTTCTCCTGCCGCCCCATCCTTCACGGGGACAAACATGTCTGTACAAAAGTTTTCATCCATTTTTGACGGTCTAAAGATCGCCTATGGCACATATAAAATCGAAAAACAGCAGGCTAACGGTAAGAACACGGGCAAAGCTGCCATTATACGCGAACCGCGGGACACGGCCCTGTGGGAAGGACACCTGTCCGGTAAAGGACGGGGCATTGGCATCATCCCCATCAACGAGGACAACAAGTCTGTCTGGGGCTGCGTAGACGTTGACCAGTACCCGCTCGACCATAAGGTTCTAGTCGAGAAAATCCGCAAGCTGAAGCTGCCTCTTGTCGTCTGCCGGTCAAAGTCCGGCGGGGCGCATTGCTTCCTGTTCACTACCGAATGGGTGGATGCCAAGGACATGCAGGCTACGTTAAAACAAATCTCCGCTGCGCTAGGCTATGGCGGCAGTGAAATATTTCCAAAACAGATCAAGCTTAACCTTGACCGCGACGATGTCGGCAATTTTTTGAACCTGCCGTACTACGACGCCGAGGACGGGCTGCGCTACGCCATCAAAGACGACGGCACCTCTGCCACCCTTGAGGAGTTCTTTGAGCTTTACGAGAACTACAAGCAGACGCCCGAGCAACTGACGGCGCTACAAGTGGGCGATCCTGAAGAGGTATTACCCATGAAGGACGGCCCGCCGTGCCTTCAGTTCCTGCTCAAGAACAAGATATCCGAGGGTGGCCGCAACAACGGGCTGTTCAACATCGGCGTCTATCTGCGTAAGGCATATCCAGATAGCTGGGAATCGGAGATCCTGACCTACAACTTGCAGTATCTGGAGCCGCCGCTGCCGCTTAGCGAGGTCAACATCGTTGCCAAGCAGCTTGAGAAGAAAGACTACGCCTACCGGTGCAGCGACTCTCCGATAAACGCGCACTGCAACAAGGACCTGTGCCAGACCCGCAAGCACGGCATCGGTGCAGCAATTCAAGGCGCGGCCATCGCGAACCTTCGCAAGTACAACTCAAACCCGCCGGTCTGGTTTCTGGATGTCAATGGCGAGCCCGTTGAGCTGGATACAGAGGCTCTGATGAGCCAACCCGCGTTTCAGAAATGCTGCATGGAGCAGCTTAATTTCATGCCCCGGTCTGTTAGCAAGCAGGTTTGGGAGGGCCGCATCGGCGGTCTAATGAACGAGATGCGGGACAATGAAAGCGCCATCATAGATGTCGCTGAAGACGCCAGCATAAACGGCCAGTTTTATGATTATTTAGAAGAGTTTTGCGCCCATATGCAAAAGGCCAACGACAAGGAAGAGATACTGCTCAAGCGCCCGTGGACAGATGAAGAGACCGGCACCACCCTGTTCCGTTTGAAAGATTTTGAGGCGTATCTCAAGCGCAACAAGTTTTTTGAATATAAGACGCACAAGATAGCACAGCGTCTACGGGATTTAGGCGGGCAGAGCCGGTTGTTAAGAATTAAAGAGAGACCAGTGCGGGTGTGGGAAGTACCCGCTTTCGATAACGCAGACGTAGACATTAACACGCCATCCTTTGGCAGTGGTGAAGGAGCACCTTTCTGATGAAAGACCGTAACGATTACATTCACGAGCAGCGCGTAGTACAGCTCCGCACATATCAATCGATTGCCGATGAGGTGGGCCTGTCCCGCGAGCGTATACGCCAAATTGTGGTTTCCGTGTCTCAGCGCATACGATGGGAACAAGAGATTGAGGCACTGCCGGACAAGCCGCACAAGATGTGCCACCTCGTCCTGCCCCGCAGGGTCCGTAACTGCCTCAAGAACGAGTTACTGTTCGACCTGACATTCGAGGAGTTTATCGAATACGCTGAAAATAAAAAGCTCGACAACATACCCAACCTTGGCAAGGGCAGCATCTCGTTGCTCGAAACGCGGCTCGCGGAACAAGGTCATGTCCTGCCCAAGCGGCTACGTAGCAAAGCCAGCCTACTTCGAGATGTAGTTCAATCCAAACGCGAGGCCCGGTACGCAAAGTACCGGCAGATTATGAAATGGCGAAAAGAGCAACGTAGCATCAAATGGATCGCTTACGAAGTAGACATGAGCTATGGCGGCGTTGTTGGAGTCATCCATCGCTTCCTCGCCAACCCGGAGGCCCTCGATGGAGAAGAATAAAATCTTCCGCATTTACGGCCCGCCCGGCACCGGCAAGACCACCGCGCTGCTTAACAAAGTGGACGAGGCTCTTAGCTCTGGCGTGGATCCTGCACATATCGGCTACTTTGCTTTCACCCGGCAGGCGGCTAACGAGGCGGTTGAACGCGCCTGTAAACGCTTCAACCTTGAGCCCACGCAACTGCCGTGGTTCCGGACACTGCACAGCTTCGCCTTGCGCCTGTCGGGCATCCGCCAAGAACAGGTGATGCAGACAGAGCACTACAAAGAGCTGGGCCACGCCATCGGATTTGACTTGACTACTGGCGGTCAGGGCATGAATGAAGACGACGCCTTTGACCTGACCAAGAATGACAACCCGGTCATCAGCCTTATCAACCTAGCCCGCCTTCGTAAGGTCACCCTGCGTGAAGAATATGATGGCAGCGGCATGGGCATGGACTGGAACCGGGTCAAGTACATTGCCGACAGCCTGACCGAATACAAAAACCGATTTCAGCTTTACGACTTCACGGACATGTTAGAGGTGTTTGTCCGTGAAGGCGCGGAGTTCTGCCCTCGTCTTGCCATCACATTTATCGACGAGGCGCAGGACTTATCGCCATTGCAGTGGGACGTAGCCCACATACTTGAGCAGAGCTCTGAGCGTATCTACTGCGCTGGAGATGACGACCAAGCGATCTACCGTTGGGCCGGTGCAGATGTAGAACACTTTATCAATCTGAACGGCGGCTATGAGGTGCTTGAGCAATCGCACCGCGTTCCTGCTTCCGTGCACCCGCTAGCTGAGCGCGTAGCCAAACGGATCAAACGCCGCGTACCAAAGACCTACCTGCCTCGTAAGGACCCGGGACTGGTGGAGCGCGTACCTGACATAGGTTATCTGGATTTTAACGAGGGATCGTGGCTCGTGCTGGCGCAAGCCGGTTACTTCCTAGCACCCGTGACCCAAGAACTCAAAAGCCGAGGAATCCTCTACAGCTATCGCGGACGGAGGTCCATTTCCGAAAGACTGAGTGATGCCATCAATGGCTGGGAGCAAATGAGAAAGGGTCACCGAATAACCGGCGCAGCCGCACGAGCCGTCTATAGTTATATGTCTGTCGGCGAGCGGGTCAAGCGCGGATTCAAAAAACTACCCGGGCTCGATGACGACGAGACCGTGTCGCTAGATGAGTTGATCGCGCATCACGGCCTTATGAAACTGGTGCACATCATGGGCACTCCACGCATCGAGGAGAATATCCGAGACTGCATCTGGCACGAAGCCATGGACAAGCTGCCCAGTGCCGACCGTGCGTATATCACGGCACTACTGCGTCGGGGTGAAAAGTTCAATGCCGTGCCCCGGATAGAACTGTCCACGATTCACGGCTCCAAGGGTGGTGAGGCCGACAATGTCGTCTTGTTTACCGATCTATCGCCCGCAGCAGCACGAGCCGCTGAGCAGGCTCCGGATGATCTGCACCGGGTGTTTTATGTGGGCGTCACGCGCACCAAGGAGAACCTGTATCTAGTGGACCCCGAGGATGACAACAGGAGCTATTTGATATGAGCCTCTTATTTCATTTTACGTATGAGTGCGTTTGCGGAAACGTCTGGAAATGCTGGAACGTCCGATACGCAAAAGACGAGTGCCAGAAATGTAGGCGACATGTCAGCCCGAAGGACAAGGTACAATGAACCGCAAAGAGATACTTGAGAAGGCAGAGAGTTTGGTCAACGGCCCTCGGGCTCAAGACTACGGCGATGCCTACGACAACCACGAACGCATAGCAAAGATGTGGTCTGTTCTGCTCGACACCGACGTAAGTGTCTCACAAGTCTACCAATGTATGGTTGCGGTCAAGCTGGCAAGGCTTATAGTGACGCCAGACCACGAAGATAGCTGGGTAGATATCTGTGGCTACGGCGCACTAGGAGGAGAAGGCAATGGCCTTACAGATGGCGATGTTCGCACCAAAGAGTGAGTGGGTTCCACCTGCTGAGCTGCCAGACATCTTCGACGCTAAGCAGATTGCTATCGACGTTGAGACCAGAGACCCCAACATCAAGTCCAACGGCCCCGGCTGGCCGACAGGTGACGGTGAGGTGGTGGGCTATGCCGTAGCAGTTGACGGCTGGTCCGGTTACATACCCATCCGCCACCTTGGCGGCGGCAACCTCGACGAGCGCATCGTCAACAAATGGCTCAAGAAAGTATTCGAGTGCCCCGCCGACAAGATCATGCACAACGCCCAGTACGACGCGGGCTGGATCCGGCAAATGGGCTTTACCATCAACGGGCGTATCATCGACACCATGCTGATCGCATCCCTGCTGGACGAGAACCGGTTCAGCTACAGCCTCAACGCCCTGTCTTACGACCTGCTCGGTGAGGTAAAACAGGAGCGCACATTACAGGACGCGGCCCGCGAGTTTGGTCTCGATCCAAAAGCAGAGATGTGGAAGATGCCCGCTATGTATGTCGGGCCCTACGCACAAGTAGATGCGGAACTGACACTCAAGCTCTGGAACTATTTGGCCGCGCAGCTTACCAAGGAAGAGCTCTGGCCGATTGCAAACCTTGAGCTCAAGCTCCTGCCCTGTCTGGTGGACATGACATGGCGCGGCGTCCGCATTGACCAAGATCGCGTAGAGCGCACCCGCAACCACCTGATCAAGGAAGAGAAGGCCACGCTTGCCAAGATCAAGCACGTAGCGGGTCAGGATGTAGAGCTCTGGGCCGCAGCATCGATTGCCAAAGCCTTTGACAAGCTTAACATCCCCTACCCACGCACCGAGAAGAACGCCCCGTCCTTCACCAAATCGTTTCTGGCGGACCACCCGCACGAGCTCGCGCAACTAATCGTCCGGGCCCGCAACCTGAACAAGACCAGCGGCACCTTCATCAACACCATTATGAAGCACTGCCATGCAGACGGACGCATCCATGGTCACATCAACCAGATCAGATCGGATGACGGCGGCACCGTTTCGGGCCGTATATCCATGTCCAACCCCAACCTGCAACAAATCCCGGCCCGCGATCCTGAGCTCGGGCCCATGATACGCAGCCTGTTTCTGCCAGAAGAGGGTGAACAGTGGGCGGCGATTGATTTCTCGCAGCAGGAACCACGGATCTTGGTCCACTACGCCTATGTATATGGCCGGTCCCGAGGCGCACAAATGGCAGGAGTCGAGGAGTTTGTCACCGCTTACCGCGAGGACCCAGACATGGACTTTCACACAATGGTGGCAGAGATGGCTAACATTCCTCGCAAGCAGGCCAAGACAATCAATCTGGGGATGATGTACGGCATGGGCGTCAACAAGCTGTCTGACCAGCTCGATATCGATGTAGATGAAGCCAAAGGACTAGTCGGCCAGTACCACGACCGCGTCCCGTTTGTTAAGGGGCTAATGAACGGCGTGATGAACAGTCTTAACAGTCGGGGCTCAAGCGGTTCTGTCCGCTCCATACTGGGCCGCAAGTGCCGGTTTGATCTCTGGGAGCCCGCGACCTTTGCCATGCACAAGGCTCTGCCATACCAAGATGCGCTCAAAGAGTACGGCGAGACCACCCGGTTGAAGCGGGCATACACCTACAAAGCTCTCAACCGGCTCATTCAAGCGTCGGCTGCGGACATGACCAAGCAGGCCATGGTGAATATTTATGAACAGGGACGCCTGCCCTTGGTGCAAATCCATGATGAAATCGCCATGTCCGTGAAAAATCGTGAAGATGCAAATACTGTTGCTGAAATTATGGAAAATGCTGTACCGTTGGAGATACCAAGTAAATGCGACGTTGAGATCGGCCCTAACTGGGGCGAAGCAAGCTAAGCTTTTTCATGGTTTTCCTCCCTAAACTGGCCCCGGGCACCGCTTGGGGCCCTTTTTCTCTTGTATCTCTGCCACTTGTCCTATATATTCCCTTACAGGAGGTGTAAATGGACACTACAAAGTGGAAATCTGTGCTCGTGCCGATTGAAGTGTACGAACAGATTCGCAAGATAGCTCGCCAAGAGGGGCGGACCATTAGCGGTCAGCTCCGCATTATGTGGGATATCTACAAAAGACACGCATCCTGACGGCTGAATAACGAGTGTCAATTCAGTTGACATCTTTTTTTAGCTATAGTATGGGATAACTTCTATCAACTCGTATATGAGGAACATGAAATGCCTATTTTTAAAAGCGGGGTTGAAATCCCACCGGTAAATAACCCGATAGCCAAGCGCACGGGCACTCGCAAGTATGCTTGGATCAACGATTGGAAAGTCGGTGACATGATCGAACTCTCTACCGAGAGAGAAATGTTCAGAGTCGATGCCGCTGTTCGCAAGTATGGTATCAACAATAAACCTGCTAAGCTGGTTCGCCGCAAGGTTGAAGAAAACGGTCAAACCTTTTATCGACTTTGGAGGGTTGGGTAAACGACAGATGCTTGATGCAGCTTTAATCTGTCTTGCCACGGCGGTCTACTTTGAGTCTAGGGGCGAACCTTTCGTCGGGCAGTCCGCCGTGGCCCACGTTGTGTTGAACCGGGTGGAAGACACCCGGTTCCCCGACGACATCTGCTCTGTCGTTAAACAGGGCCCCACCTATTCTTGGAAACCTGATTTCCCTATTCGTAACATGTGCCAATTCAGTTACTATTGTGACGGCAAGTCTGACATGCCAACCGAAGAAGAGGCATGGCAGTCCGCGGTCCTCGCG